CCGCTATGCGCTTCAATGCTTCTGTTTGTGTTGTCATACGCACCTCACCAGCTGAACTTGTTGATGATGTCGTCCACGCTGTTCTTGAGTTCAGCACGGGCGCTCGGGATTTTGCGCAGGTCCTCTGCGTCAAGGTTCACTACCGATCTCTCCAGCATACGGCGTGCCTCCTCCAGCTTGGGGTCGTTGGTCACGTTAAGACGTGATAGCAAGTCACACAGGCTTACGGCGTTGGTCACGATCGTGTCGCGGAAGACGCGGCGCTTACCGTCAGGTGAGTCAGTCAATGTCTCACTCATCTTGGACAACAACTCATGCAGGCGTTCCCATGGGTCACGCATAGCCTCAGCCAGCTTGTCGTTGTACATCTTCTCGTACTGCTCTGCTAAGTCGAGACGCACGCGCTCTTCGCATTGCAAACGGAAGTCACCCTTCTCAGGCACAGGCAAGAAGTTGAACTCGAACTTGAAACGCTTGGGCAGGGTCTCCACATCGGGGAACTCGTCAGCGTTGAAGTACTTGCCCAGCTTGAAGGCTTGCGCACTCACAAGGTTGGGGTACGCCGTAATGAAGTCAGCGACTAGCGCGTTGAAGTTAGCCTCCATCGTGCCTAGCTGTTCACGGTACGAGAAGAAGTTGTCCATGGGCAACAGGCCAACACCCTTCATCCAAGGCAGGGTCTGTTGGCTATTCCACTGACGACACTTGGCGGCGTACTTCTCGATCTTCTCAAGGTGGTCACTGCCCGCCATGAGGTACTTGTACACAGAGCTAGCATCCTGCGATGCTTCCTTCTCGTTGTTAAGCGCAGTCGTTGTGTCCTTGTCACGCTTGCGTGCTGTCCATGTGCTGATGCGTAGCTCGACTAGCATAGCCATAGAGGACAAGGAAACTGGAGGGGCGATCATCGTATTCTCTGTCATGGTGTACTCCTTAGACGTTGGCACGGGTTTTACGAGGGGCACGAGCGCGGTGCGTGAGCACAGGCAGATACGTACCGTTCATGGTTTTGCTGAGCGTTGCGTACTCAGCTTCCAAAATCTTGGTGATCTCTCGATACATTTCAGCGGCGGCTTGGATGTCCGACTTAGTTGACTCGGGGTTAGCGAGTAGTTGCAACACGGTACGACCAGTAGCGGCGTGACGTGCACGGAGAGTCATCCATTCGATGCTTTTGTTGAGTTTCTTAGCCATTTTGATTTCCTTAAATACACAGGTTGATAAAGAACAATCAGACAACATGTCGGATAGTTCAGACGTTAAACGCATGACTACGGAAGTAGACAGCGTTGCTACGGGACGGCACTACGCCGTCATCCAGTTGCTGGGTGTAGAAGATAGAGTCACGGTGCACGTGACGAGCTACCTCTGTTATGTATTTGGTCGCGTCTTCGAGGGTCAGCTCAAACTGCACGTCGCCGTTGCGGTAGCGGCGGTTACCCGCACGTTCGGCAAGCACGTACATAGCCAGCACCCAGTTCTCGGCGTTCTCGTCCTCGACCCAGTTCATGAGGAGCTCACTCGATGGGGTGTGGAACGTCCTATAACGTACGTACGACCACTTCGATACTGTCGTCGGCAGCATGTCGATTGTTCGGTAGTCGTCGTAAATCTTTGACCGCTCCGTGACTGACAGCGTGGACTCAGGCTTGTACGATTCTTGTAGGCGTTCACGATACCAATCGGCTGTGTGCAGACCAACTTGCGTGCGCAGTTTGTCCATCGCGTCCTTGGTCTCCTGCGATGTCAAGCTGTTGTTGACACACGACACAACAGTCAGCCAGTCGAGGAACGGCTTAGCCTTCTCAAGTATCTTCACGTCAGCCCCACGCTTCTTGCGTATGGCGTGAGCCATAGGCTTGTTGACTAACTCGTAGTCATCGCCCGCTTTGACGAACTGGAACACGGTGCCCGTCGGCATTAGGTAGAACTTACCCTTGTTACCGATAGTCATGCGTGTTGCGTTCCACTTGGTTTCCCAACGTCGAGGCAGGAAGAAAGGCAGGTGACCTGCTGAGAACGACGAGTTGTACACGTTGTTGCTCACTGTGAAGGAGTCGTCAGACTTCCACATCACAAACTGTTCGCCGTAGTACTTGAACACAACTGTGTCAGCATCAGGCATCTCGATGCTAGCCATGCGGTGCTTGTTGCGGTAACCCAATGGGCGTACCTTGTCCTTGTTACCACGGATGGGCTTAGTGTTTTCAAACCGAAACTTAGCTTCGGCAAACGAATTGATTTGGGGGACCCCCGCTGTGTTAGACCACATTTTTCTTTCCTTTCAATAAAGCTTTTTGCAATAGAGACATTGACTTCGACAATTCGCGGCAGTGCTTGTCACGTTGCTTGCTGATACGAATCTCGTTGTTGCAATACATTCTGCCGATCACGGGCAGTTCATCTTTCTTAGGGCGGCGGTATAAGACCTGACCATCTACGACAACTAAAGGCATAGGATTCTCCTGAACAATACGACAGACTGTCGGTTAGTTTGTGACATCAAAAAAGTGAGCGATCAAATGGCGTACCACTTGTCCGTTCGTCGGCTCGAACCCTAAACGGGTCGTAAGGGTTTCCTTAACCTCCATCAGAAGGTCATAGGTTTCTTTGTTAAGGGTCACGCTGTACCCTGCTGGTTGCTGCTTCATTTTGAATCCTCATCAATAATTCGTTGGTTAGTATCAAGTGTCATACGCAGGTGCCCAGTGAACGGCACGACATACGCAATGACGCTGTCGATCGACGGTGGTTGTATCACCTCCAAGTTGCCGCCGCGCCCGTTCTTAGCTTTGCCGTGCCAAGTCGCGCCGATGCGTGACGCACCATTGACTATCTCGCAAATCTTGAACGCCTCCTCGGGGGTCAACAACACTTTGTGGTTGTTGCCGATGCACAGTAAGACTTCATCATCCATTGCTAACTCCCTTCATTACATTGAACCAACCCACAAGTGGGCTACTCTCTTTCACATCTATCTCGTACAAGAACCCGTCAGCCATTACTGACAGCGTATAGTGAGGGCCACCATGAGTAGACTCATCGACTATCCACTCGTACAGTCTGCCGAAGCCGTCCAAGCCACTCAGTTGGTCTGTTGTTACCCTAGCGTGGTGCATCGCCGCCTTAGCCCAAGCGTGGTGGTAGTACCGCTCGATGAAGATCGCCGTTGGGTCGATGCTCTTGATGAGCGCCATGCCCGCTGGGTTGATACGCGCCCAGAAGTTAGTCACGCCAACCGTGCATACGTTATCCTCGTGCACGATGTCACGCATCACGGGCTCCTCAGTTAAGGTTGAGCTTCTGACCATTTGGAACCTCGTATCTCTCGTTGCCAATCACGCACCACAGAGTCGGCGCTTTGATCGCCGCCCACTTGGGCTTGTTGGTGTGCATATAACCATCGGTCAACATGATGAGCGCGTCAGGCTTGAACTCTTTCTCAAGCATGAAGTCCACCACACAGTCAGGGTCTGTGCCGCCACCACCCTTGGGGTTGGTCTTGTGCACGATGTTCTTGTTGTCGCCCTTGTGAATCTCGTGACCAGCTACCTCTGTGTCCCAATACAGAACGTCAACACGGTCAGCGCCCGTATCGCGCACGATGCCGTTCATTTCTGATAGGAACTCAGTCAGTATCGGACCTTGAATCGAACCCGATGTGTCCATCGCGATCACTAGGTGCTTAACACGCTTGCCCATGATGCTCGGCATGATGATGTCTTGCCACAGATAGTTCTTATGCGCCCTGCGCCATGACACGGAGTCGCGGTCCTTCAGCGAAGTACGCACAAACCTGCGCAAGACTTCACGCCAGTCAACCTTGGGCTTCAACAACTCGCCAATCTCACGGGGCATGTTGCCGCCAACTTTGCCTGCGTAGATGCCGCCCTGACGCAAGGCTTGGTCGATGTCACGTCCGAGCTGTTCTTGCTCTTCCTTGCTCATGCCGTCCTGCGCCCCCTCCCAATCGTGGTCGTCTAAAGAGATGCCAGTCACCCCCTCGCCTGAACTATCCGACGAGCCGTCGCTTTGTTCACCACCGCATTGCTTCTGCTCTTCCTGCTCTTTACGCAAGATGTCGAAGACCTGCTTGGTGTCCATGCCACGATACTTCTCGTCGATCAAACCGATAGGCTTGCCTGTGTCCTTGTCAGTAGGCATGACAATGAACTTGCCGTGCGGGTCCATGTCCTTCAACTGAATGTTGATGACGTAGTCGCACGCATAGTTGGCATTGCGCTTGTCGAGTTCCCACAACGCCCGCCATGTAGTCAGGTGTCGGTAACACTTGTGCATGTTCTCGTGCATGACAAGAAAGGCTAACTCCTTGTCCGTTAAGCTGTCTACGAATGATCGCCCGTAGATAGCGTCACGCCCGTTGGTAGCCGCAGTCATTGCGCCGTCCTCGATGGTAGTCTTGCCCACCATGAAGAGACCAGCGAACAACGCGAACTCAGGCGCACGCATCAGGCTCACGTGTACCAGCTCGACCCGCTTCTCAGCGGCTAACTTAGCTTTTACTAACATGTAGCTTCTCCTTAAATTTATCGAACTGCTCAAGGATTTGTACCCGAGCTTCCTTGTTTTCCAAGATCAGGTGCAACATGCGCACATGATTGTTGGCATCGCTGTCACGCTTGAAGGCGTAGATCGTTGCGATCGTTGCCCATACGAGCAACCATAGTTCTGTCATCGTGAGTTCCATATCACACCCCTATTGAGTTAACAAATGCGAAGAAGCACAAGAATGTAAGAGTAGTTGACTGGTTGTTGTCACTAAACAACGCGACCATCCACGCAAAGAAACATAGAAAGTTAAGCATCACGGCCTCCATACTGTTATGTCCAAACACACGGTGGCTACTGCTAACACAAGCACCACCCCGATTACCCAGCTGAGATCAATGTGTTTCATTGCTTACTCCTGAACTATCCGACACCACGTCGGGTTGTTCCATGTAGTTCTTAATCATCGCCGCGCAGTTGAGTGCGTCGTCGCTTTTCTTGAACTTGCCGTACTCGTAGCAGATGTACGCGGCTTGGTCCAAGCCCGCTTCGTAGATGTGCGAGAACATACGCTCAAAGGATTCTTCGCTGAACTGAACCAGCGTGTCACCCAATAAGACAGTACCGCCCGCCTCTTCGATCAATCGTTTCAATGAATCACGCATCTGCATCCCCCATGTCATTCCACATTTCAGTAACGAGTCGCGCATAGTTCTTGATGAACTCCGCATCGTCATCCGCCACGGCATCGCCGAGTAAATTCATCAGGCTGTCAAACAGCATGGCTTTCTGATCTTCTTCGCTTGCATCGCGAAACTGTTGTATGGTGGTCATGCTTCCCTCGCTTTCATCATTTCGTCTGCTTGGTCGTATGCCAAAACAGCAATGGTTTTAATATCCCAGTTGACCCGCGACTGAATACCCTGCATAGCCTGAGCCGCAAAGTAGTCGCGCAAGGTCATGCCCTCTTGCCAAATAATCCTCGGCTCTCCGCCGTTTGGGTTTGGCTCTAGCGTATGTTGGGGGAACGCATACCCACCTGTTTGTTTGTTGCTCATGATTAACCTTTCAAGCCAGCGAACATGTACTGGTTCTCACGAGCCCACGTTACGAAAGAAGGGTGCGCCATAGCCCACTGCTTCTTGTCACGAATCTCAAGGAGGGAGTTGATGAACACGGCTTGTGTTTCTTTAGGCATACGCTTGATGTAGCGGAGCCATGTAGCGAACGACTCGCGAGTACACACAGACACACCCTTGAACGCCAAGATGCAAAGAGCCGCAGGGCTAGTCGGGATAGGCGCGGTGTCGGGCGATGCTTCGATAGCCTCACGCGTTGGGAGTTGGTCAGCCAGTGCGATGTACGCCTGCAAGTCACGAGACGCAGAGAAGCCAAGCGTGCCGTCGAGCGATGCGATCAAGCTGTTCTCGCTAATCTTGCTACGCACATTGACCCAATGCGATGCCTTGAACAGCGAACGAGGCGAGACGAACGCGACTTGCGATGCGTCAGTTGGGTTGAAGATGTAAGGGTTGTCCTTCTGACCGCCGTCCATGTACGACGCCATGCAATGCGGATACTCCTTGACCCACGCTTGAATCTCGGCGGCTACGCCGTTGTTGCCCGCCCAGACCAACCACTCGTCAGCCGTTGGCTTCATGTAGGTGAGCCATGTTTGACGGTTACGGGTGTGAGCCTTCGCGCTGTCGCCTACGCCGTCGCTGTCCATATTGCCCGTTGTGAACACGATGGTGTCGGGGTGCAACTTGAAGTCACCGAGGCGACGCTCGTGCAGGAGCGGGTGCAAGGTGTTGCGCACATAGTCGTCAGTCTTGGTCCACTCGTCGATCATGATGACGCACGGCTCGTTGGTGTGCAGACGATAGTTGTTGGCAGGGTAGAAGTCCAACGTGCGAGTCTCATGGTTGGGGATTGGCATACCAGCCTGACCCACGTCGGTGTTCGGACCATCGATATATACCTTGTGATAGCCAGTGCGTTCCACAAGGACGTCTTGGATCGCGGTTTTACCAACGCCGGGTTCTCCAGTAAGGTGTATTGAGTTGTGTCCAGCGTTGAGAAGCAGGTCCACAGTCTCGGTGAAGTTGACGCGGCGGGTGAAAGAGAGTTCTTTAGATGACATTTGATTTCCTAGATAGGTAGGTTGAACATTCCGACATACTGTCGATTAGTTTGCTGAACGGGTTTGCTTCTGATTCGTGTCCATCACGGTCTGACGGGCAGACGCTGAAGTCACGAGCATGTATGGGCCCTTCCCATACGGTTGCACTACGCACCACGATGCGCGGTCAGATACTGCGGCACGTTCGCCGCATGTTAGGCAGAGGCGGAACCCAAGGTTCCAACGCTCCACACGCATGTCATCACCGCAAGCGGTGCAACTGCGCCAGTCAAGATCGAGACTCATAGCCTTCTCCTTGTTGTGAACTAACCGACAAGCTGTCGATAAGTTCTGAATACTTACTGTTACTATCGAATATACCAAGGTATATTATACCATACAAATTAGACTTTGTCAAGTCCGTGTTCGCCATTTGGGGACTGTGTTCGACCCATAGCTAAATGCCATTGGGTCGGACTTAAACCATGCCTCGGGCAGGTACGTCTCGGGCTTGTTCATGTCCCACATAGTCAGGTGCACCACGCCGTCATCGGTCTTGTGCCAGTAGATACGGGTGTAGTCACGCCCGTCACGCTCCGCTTCCACCATGGCAACGTACGGTTGCAAGATGTCGTAGGGGCGCATACCTGTCATGTACGACTGCACATAGGCGTCGGTCACGATCTGCTCGGGTACGCCCGTCAGGTTGGCGAGGGATTTCATCTCCATACGTTGCCCGCCAGTGATTAGGAACTTCTTAGGCTTCTTCATCACATCACCCCCTCTTGCCAGTCCTTGCAGTTGCAGTCTGCCTCAATACCTGAACTGGTAGCGGCGCAACTCAGCATGTGTGTGCCGAAGGTATTCGGCTTTGTGCCGTGGTACAGGTAGGCGTCGATCGCGTTCGCGGTATCGGTCAACCGTTGCGTGGTGTTCGCATACAACTTAGCCGCCATTGACAACTGCTGGGGCGTAGTCTGCGGGTTCTGCATTAACAACAACATGGTGTCCTCCATGTGGCGCACGTTCTTGCGTATGCCCTCCCACTTACGCATAAGAATGTTTATCTTCGGGTTGTTAAGCCCATACCGCCATGCGGTCGGTTGTGTTTCGCTTGCTTTCATGTGTTTCTCCAGAATAGATTGACGTCAACTTTGCTCCGCTCAGCAAATCCTTGTGAGCGTCAACTAACTTAGTTGGGCGTTGCCCACGCGTACACCTTGGCTGATGCGTCGATGCACCTAGTGTTGAGACGGATGCCGCGATGCCCGCTCTCATAGTCCTCGCGCACACCGCCCGCCATGCCGTCAAGCATGTTCAAAGGTGCGCGGAAGAGTTCGTTCCAGTTGCGGTCAAACGCAATGATGGTGGGGTTGCATTTACTTGCTACACCTGCGGTAGCGAAGTTGGCTGATCTGATCTGCATGGTTGTCTCCAATAAAGGTTACTGTCTGAACAACCCGACACCGCGTCGGATAGTTCGCCTAGTAGATAGGAAGGTTTACTAACAACCTCAACCAAATCTACTAAAGTAGATTATACCATACATTTTAGACTTTGTCAAGTCCGTGTTCGCGTTTAACGGTACGTGTTCCGAACAAGTCCCTTTGTGTAATCCACGGGCGGGTTCTCCTTCATCTTGTCGATAGTCTTGCCCAGTTTGGCATCGAGCGCGTCAAAAAAGCTGTCTGTGTCCAAGTCCTCGTACTCGTCTTTCGGGGCTTGAATCGTTGGCTCAACCACAGGCTTCTTCTTGATGACCAGCACGGGCACGCCTTCTTTGGCGGTGTTCTCACCTTCGGGGAGCAGAGGCATACCTTCGTACCCTTTGGTTGGGAAGCCCAAGAACCTGCGGTTAGGCAAGCTACGGGCGTCATGCCCAGCGGTCGCGGCGGAGCGCATCAGCACATTACAGATGATCGGGTCCGTTGGCTTCATGCGGTCGAGTTCCTCCGCACTTGGGGCAATGAGGTGGCGATGGGATTCCTGCTCGGGCAGTTCGTCTTGAATGTTGAAGAGCTTCTTACGCTTCTCTTGGTAGGGTCGTGCTTCTGCGTGATGGTAGGGATTGATACAGAAGTCCGATGTGCACCAACGAATGAGACGCTTCGAGGCGGGCACAAACCGACAGATGGTGAATACGATTCGGGCTATCGAGTTGGTAGCGAACTTCTGAGCCATGGGTGAAGCGGCGGCAAGAGTTGGCATTACACCGTTGGTCTTGGCGTTCCAGATGATGCAGTCGCCCTTGATGTGGCAGTTTGCGAACAGGGAATCAGCATCGCGGTACTTGGCGGGTCGTGTCATATGTTGTATAACCTTTCTATCACAGTTTGTTGAGGTGTTGTATTATACCCGAGTTATGTTGTAATATCAATGCCCGCTTTGCTAGCAACCATGCGGGTTGTGAGGGCTTAGTATCATATAGGATATAGTAGCAACCGATTTTTGGGAAGTATGAATGAGTGGGAGCGAGGAGGAGCGGAGGAGATCGGGGGAGGGACAGGGCGAGCTCGGTAAGATTGAGAAAATTCCCCCCTCTTCTCTATCTAAAAAAAAGTGTTGTTACTATATTTTATATTATATTAAGAAAGAAAGAAAAGCGAGAAACCCAACAAAATCAACGGTCTGTGCAAATTGGCATTGCCCGCTTAATAGAAGATAACTCGGTAGTTCTATAAGTTAGTAGTGAAATTTGTTGTATGTATTCTATTATGATGGGTGTTGCCCGCTAGGAATGTTGTAGCTTTACAACAAGACCGATGCCTACCGCATCTAAACTAGACCACGCCCGCACTTGGCTAGCGGGCGAAGCGGTCTGAGGAATCACGTGATATTAAAGAATAGAATAATCCGACATCATGTCGGTTTGTTCGGGGCCTCCCCCGTTTCTTTCGGTGACTGGTATCTAGTAAGAACCTAGTGTGCGACGTTGCTCCACGCCCGCCACGTTGACATGGACTAGCCCGTTACTGGATACGGACTAATCCGTTACTAATACGAAGTGACTGGCATCAAAGCGGGGAGCCGAAGCTCCCCAAGATTTACAAAGCCACGCGGGCATTTTCTATCGCCCGCTTAGCGCATTGCGCGAAAGTGAAGCCCTCAACAAAATCGTCGTAGTACGACCAGTCGGGCAACATATCGCGGTCCATTCCACAGAGCCGCACGAGCGCGGCATCGACCTGCCGCAAGTAGTGTTCAAAAGTCACGAGCATAAGATTCTCCAATAAAGGTAAAGCCCGCCATGCTAAGCACAGCGGGCAGGGTTAGATTAAGCCAAGGCTTGCAGAGCCGCGATCAACTTTTCGTCAGCGTCAGCAGTGCCCGCTTTGCACAATTCCTTGGCGCGGGTTATCAGCTTGTCGCGCACCGCAACACGCTGAGACTGAGCCGCATCAATCTCGGGCTTTGCTCGGGTTTCCAATTCCTTGGCAATGATGCGAGCCTCAGCCAACGACTTAGTGTCGCCCTTAGCCGCCAGCTCAGCGCGAGCCTCGATCAACTCGCCGTCAGACTTAGCCTCGAACTTCTTGGCTTGCTCAGCACGCTTCTTCGCCATACGCTCAGCCGCTTCGCTAGTCGCCTTGGGGCGCTCAAAGCCGCATGATGTACCAATGCGATTGATCGCACGCTCCCAGACCTTGCCAGCCGCGTCATCAGTAGGCGCACCCTTATCGCGACAGCCCGTCACAAAGTGAGCACGCACAGTCTTGAAGTCAGCATAAGCCAAGCCTCGCACGATGTCATACAAAGCCACGTCACACTTAGCCTGCGAACGCTCCAGCTTAGTTTGACCGTCATAGATCACTTGGAACTCGCGACCCAACTGCTCGACAGTCTCAACAAAAGCCGATTCGATCGGCGCACCATTGAACAACTCCACGTCAGTAGTGGACACAGCGACAGCAGAAACAACAGATGATTTTGACATTTTGATTCTCCAATAAAGGAATGGCATAAGCGCCGAACAAACCGACAACATGTCGACTTGTTCAGGTCACAAGGTGTCTGCCTTGTTTCCATAGTTGTATTATGAACGTTTGGTATATATTAGGTAGAAACCGCACACGCGCACAGCCCGTCATGCGCCGCCATGCTCTGCTATGTTCAGCGTCACGCGATGCTATGTCATAGAAAAAAATTTCGCCTTCTTCTCCGGCTAGGGGCTTGTAAAAAGTGAGAACTTCAACCCCCACCGTACTGGCACCCCCCAAACTCCCGTCGAGGGGGGACCCGCATACATACACAGTGTTTTGCACATAAGACGAGCTTTTATTTAAAACACTTTTCATGCAACTTATCATGCAGACCCACCCCCTTCTCTTCTCTATGAAGACCCCCCGGGGGTACCAAAATTTTTCATTCATCTTTCGATAACGCCAGCCTGCCGCAGGCCCCCGGGTTGGAGTCCCAACCTCCTCTTGCCCACACCACAGTGTTTACGCTGTACTCCTGCTTAACAGAACATAGGCTGTACCTACACCACAACATTTCTGCTATAGTTCGTGCCGTTGGAGTTCGGAGTTCAATACCACTGTTGAGCTACAGGCCCGGACTTCCAACACCCACACGCATGGGGATTGAATGGTTCATGTGGTTGCCGTCTTTGACTTGCGCCGCCTCTGGTAATTCCTCCACAGTCCTCAGTCGTGTTGGTGCAGACGAAATCAAGCTTGCTCGTGCGAACTGCTTAAATCCGGGATGAGAACGGGACCGACAGCCAATCAACATGGAGTGCTTCCTTTCCTCTATGACAATTCAGATAGAACCTGACAAGACAATTCCATTTCCGGACGACCTGACGCCGGAGGTGGCAACGACTCTGCGCGAGAACATGCAGATTGCTGCAAACACCGCAGAGCTCCTCAAGGGCTTGGGAGCCGAAGCGGGCGATGCACCCGAAGCTCAAGAACAAGCCGACCAGATTTTCAAGGACTTCAGTTCGTTGATCGAGTCCCAATACCAGCAGGCTATGACAGCTGACGCCCCGACCGAGAAGCGCGGGCGAGGCAGGCCACGTAAGATTCACACCACTACGCAACCAAGTTCGTCCACATCACATCTGGCTAACCCGCCGACGTTATACAGCTTGCCCGTGGCAGACCGTATCAACAATATGTTGCGTGAATACAACAATGAGTATGTGGCAGACGCGGCTCAGCTACGACAAGTGGTGACTAACAAACTGTTGGACTTGGCTTCGTGCGGTGACCCCAAGATTGAGATCAAGGCCACAGAGATGCTGGGCAAGATCAGCGACGTGGGTCTGTTCTCCGAGAAGACCGAGATCACTGTGACCTACAACAACGTCTCGGACTTGGATGCAGCGATTAAGGACAAGGTCCGTAAGATGCTGATGGCCCAAGGTGTGACCGATGTGACCCCGATCGACATTGACATTGATGCAGAGTTCGGCCCGGACCCAGTTGAGGAGGTTGTGCCTGTCATCGAGACGGTAGATTTGCTCACTCATCCCGTCACGCCCGCTAAGGACAACCATGACGCGGCGTGAAACACAGCATCTGGAGATGGACGCGGAGCTCAAGTCTCTGTTGGCCAACCTAGATAAGCTGACGGATGCTCAAAAAGCCAAGGTGCTGGACGACCTGACCCGCCGCGAGGAGCTGGCGGACAAGGAAAGAGCCCGTGAAACCTTCATGGGGTTCGTGGATAAGGTCTGGCCGGAGTTCATCGGCGGGCGTCACCACAAGATTATGGCCAAAGCCTTCGAGGAAGTGGCCAACGGGACGTGTAAACGCCTCATCATCAACATGCCACCCCGTCATACCAAGTCGGAGTTCGCTAGTTACTTGCTGCCCGCTTGGTTTCTGGGCAGATTTCCGCACAAAAAGGTGATTCAGAGCTCAAATACGGCTGAATTGGCCGTGGGTTTCGGTCGAAAAGTGCGAAATTTGGTGGATTCGGAGGCTTATAAGGACCTTTTCCCCAATTTGGAGCTGCGTTCTGACTCAAAAGCTGCTGGCCGGTGGAACACCAGTAAGAATGGTGACTATTTTGCGATCGGTGTGGGTGGTACGGTGACCGGTAAGGGCGCTGACTTGCTCATTATTGACGATCCGCACTCAGAACAAGAGGCGGCGATGGCCGCAACCAACGCAGATGTGTTCGACAAGGTGACTGAGTGGTATACGTCAGGTCCGCGCCAGCGTTTGCAGCCGGGCGGTGCGATTGTGATCGTGATGACGCGCTGGGCACAGCGAGATTTGACTGGTCAGGTGCTCAAGGCAGCTGCGCAACGTGGTGGTGAGCAGTGGAAAGTGATCGAGTTTCCTGCGATCCTGCCTAGCGGCAAGCCGCTGTGGCCGGAGTTCTGGTCGCTCGGAGAACTGACAGCGTTGCAGGAGGAACTTCCAAATGCCAAGTGGCAAGCGCAGTATCAACAGAACCCTGTGGGTAATGAAAGCGCGATTGTTAAGCGCGACTGGTGGCAGTGGTGGGAGGAAGACACGCCGCCTGAATGTGAATACATCCTACAGACGTGGGACACCGCGTTTGAGAAGCATCAGAGAGCTGACTTCTCGGCTGGCACTACGTGGGGTATTTTTACGCACCATAAGGATCAGTCGAAAAACATCATTCTTTTGAACACATATAAGAAACGTGTCGAATGGGTCGACTTAAAGAAAGACGTGCTGCGGGAGTACAACGACTATGAGCCGGACGGGCTTCTCATTGAGAAGAAGGCGTCGGGAGCACCGTTGATCTATGAGTTGCGGAGCATGGGCATCCCGGTCATGGAGTTCACACCGTCTAAAGGCCAAGACAAAATTGCCCGCTTGAACTCAGTGAGTGACATAATTGCGTCTGGGAAAGTCTGGGTTCCCAAGACTCGTTGGGCTGAAGAGCTCGTGGACGAGATCGCCGCGTTTCCCGCTGGCGAGCATGATGACTTGGTGGACGCGACAACTCTGGCTCTGATGAGATTCCGTCAGGGTGGGTTCTTGCGCTTGCCGTCAGACGAGCCCGAAGATATTCAATGGTTCAGAAGTCACCGCAAAGAGCGGTACTACACAGTGTAAGGACACGACATGGAAAAAGGTTTATACGCAGCGCCAATGGGTCTATCTGAATTAGATCAGTCGGCTGATCCTATTTTGGAGATCGAGCTGGAGCTAGAACCCGGCGAAGAAGGCGAACACCTTGACGCGGAGACCGAAGGCACTGCTGATGACTTCGACGCCAACCTTGCTGAGTTCATGGATGACAGCGCGTTGCAGACTCTGGGCGAGGACTTGGTTGGTGACTTTGATAAGGACACCGGCGACCGCCGCGATTGGATTCAGACATACGTTGATGGTCTGAAGTTGTTAGGTTTGAAGTACGAGGATAGGACTGAGCCATGGCAAGGTGCGTGTGGTGTGTTTCACCCGATGCTGACAGAATCCGTTGTGCGCTTCCAGTCAGAGTCCATGATGGAGACGTTCCCAGCGATGGGTCCTGTGAAAACCCAGATTGTTGGCGCGATCGACCTGATGCGCGAAGAGGCAGCAGCCCGCGTGCGCGAGGACATGAACTACCAACTGACGGAGGTGATGACTGAGTATCGCTCCGAGCACGAGAAGATGCTGTGGTCACTGCCACTGGCGGGCAGCGCTTTCAAGAAGGTGTACTACGATCCATCCAAGGGTCGCCAAGTAGCTACGTTCATCCCCGCTGAAGACATCGTTGTACCTTATGGTGCGTCGAATATCGAGGATGCGGAGCGCGTCACACATGTGATGCGTAAGACAGAAAACGAGATGAAGAAGCTTCAGCACGCTGGGTTCTATATGGACTGCGAGCTGGGTGAGCCAATCGTTGAATTGGACGACGTCGAGAAGCAAAAGGCTGAAGAGAATGGCATGTCCGCTATTCAGGACGACCGCTTCCGCCTGCTTGAGATGCACGTCATGTTGGACCTCGAAGGCTTTGAGGACGAGGAAGACGGCGAGCCTACCGGCATCGCGCTCCCATACGTGGTGACTATTGAGAAGGGCACGCGTAAAATCTTGGCCATCCGCAGGAATTGGTACGAAGATGACCCGCTCAAACTCAAGCGCCAGCACTTTGTGCATTACCAATACATTCCGGGGTTCGGTTTCTACGGCTACGGACTCATTCACCTCATCGGGGGTTATGCGAAGAGCGCCACAATGCTCATTCGTCAGCTCGTCGATGCTGGTACGCTCTCTAACCTTCCGGGGGGTCTTAAATCTCGCGGACTGCGAATTAAAGGCGATGACACGCCCATCCAACCGGGTGAGTTCCGCGACGTAGACGTGCCAAGCGGTTCAATCCGCGACAACATCTTGCCGCTCCCATACAAGGAGCCTTCACAAGTTCTGTTCACTTTGTTCAACCAGATCGTGTCTGAGGGCCGCGCCTTCGCTAGTTCTGGCGATATGAACGTGTCCGATATGAGCAGCCAAGCCCCAGTGGGTACGACCCTTGCTCTGTTGGAGCGTACGTTGAAGGTGATGTCTGCTGTGCAGGCCCGCTTGCACTATGCGATGAAGCAGGAGTTCAAGCTCCTCAAGGTCATCATTGCTGACTACACACCAGAAGAATACGCGTATGAACCAGAAGAAGGCAACCGCGCAGTCAAGAAGGCTGACTATGACATGTGTGATGTCATCCCTGTGTCTGACCCCAACGCCGCAACCATGGCGCAGAAAGTCGTACAGTACCAAGCAGTGTTGCAGCTGGCCCAAAGTGCACCGCAGTTGTATAACCTGCCCCTTCTTCACCGCCAAATGATCGAGGTGTTGGGTGTGAAGAACGCCAACAAACTCGTGCCAGTTGAAGATGATGCGACTCCTACTGACCCAGTGCAGGAGAACCAGAACATCCTGACGGGCAAACCGGTCAAGGCGTTCATGGAGCAGAACCACCAAGCTCACATCCAGTCACACATGGCCATGATGCAGGACCCCAAGATCGCGCAGATCATTGGCCAGAACCCGCAAGCCCAAGCCATGCAGGCAGCGATGATGGCTCACATCAACGAGCACGTAGCCTTCGAGTACCGCCGTCAGGTGGAGGAGCGCATGGGTATGGTGTTGCCAAGCGAAGAGAATCAGAAGCACCTGACTACCGAGCAGGCAGACCAGATCGCCATGATGGCCGCGCAAGCTGGTCAGCAGATGTTGCAGCAGCACAACCAAGAGGCTCAACAAGCTCAAGCTCAGCAGCAGATGCAGGACCCAGTGGTCCAGATGCAGATGCAAGAACTTCAGCTCAAGCAGCAAGAGTTGCAGCTCAAGGCGCAGAAACAACAGATCGACGCTGCTGCCAAGGCAGACCAGTTGGAGATCGAACGTGCTCGCATCGAGTCACAGAAAGAGATCGCAGGTATGCAGGTGGCTGCTTCCGCCGCTGCCGCCCGCGACAAGTTGGCCAAACAGCAGGAGCTGGAGGGTACCAAGCTCGGTGTAGAGATCGCTCGCAACAAAGCGCAGATGCAGCAGCAACGCGCCCAAGCTCATCAACAACGTATGGCTCAAAACCGTACGCCACGTAAAGAGGGGTAATAGTTGGACAACAGCCGAGTGCTTGCTTATTTGGTCACGGAGATCGACAAACTCCGTGCCAATCAAAATTCCTTCCTCTCAGGAGGAGGTGCCAAAACGTTCGACGAGTATCGTCACGTCTGTGGGGTCATCCGAGGTCTGACTCACGCAGAAACCATTGTCAAAGACCTTGTGCAACGAATGGAGCAATCTGATGAGTGAACTTAACTTAGCGGGCGCGGTGGACCTATCTGGTCTGCTGAACAAACCCGCAGAGGATAAGGCGAAGCAACTGCCTGATCCCAAGACTTTCCACCTGCTTTGCGTAGTCCCCGAGGCTATGGAAGAGTATGCGGATAGTGACGTAGGCATCATCAAATCTAGCCAAGCTATGCACTACGAAGAAGTCCTGACTTCTGTATTGTTTGTAATTAAAGCTGGCCCTGACGCGTACAAAGATGAGACTCGTTTCCCATCTGGTCCGTCATGCAAGGAAGGCGACTTTGTCGTTGTCCGACCCAATTCAGGCACCCGCTTGAAGATCCATGGTCGTGAGTTCCGCATCATCAATGATGACTCTGTGGAAGCGGTTGTGGAAGACCCCCGTGGCATTACACGTGCATCGTAAGGAGTGAAAAATGGAAGACTTTAAAGATGAGTTTGAGTTTCCTGATGAGAAGGAAGCGAAGAAACAAGCTGCTGCTGAAGACGATAAGTTTGAAGTAGAGATTGAAGACGACACCCCCGCAGCGGACCGTGGCCGTAAAGCCGCGCCACCCCCTGAAGACCCAACGGAAGATGAGTTGAACTCATACGATGAGAAGGTCCAAGCGCGTATTAAGAAGTTCACCCGTGGCTACCACGATGAGCGTCGCGCCAAGGAAGAAGCCTTGCGTGAGCGTCAGGCCGCTGAAGCCTACGCCAAGCAGGTCTACGAGGAGAACAAACGCCTCCAACAACAGCTTGCTACCGGTAGCCAAGCCTATATCGAGCAGTCCAAATCGACTGCGGATATTGAGCTGATGTCCGCCAAGAAGAAGTACAAGGAAGCCTACGAAGCTGGCGACGTCGACATGCTTGCCGATGCCCAAGCCGAGATTGCTCGTGCTACTTTGAAGGTGGAGAAAGCCCAAGGCTTGAAGCCAATCGAGGTAGAAGAGAAGGAAGACTTCAAGACTGCACAGCAGGTTCAAGACGACCAACCTCAGATGAGTCCACGCACTAAAAAGTGGGTGAACGCCAATTCTGACTGGTGGGGCGTTGACGAAGAAATGACTATGACTGCAATGGGGCTTGACAAGAAGCTCGCAAAGGAGTATGGTTCGAGCTATGTAGGTACTGAAGAGTACTTTAAAACCATCGACAAAACGATGCGCAAACGATTTC